GTGCGCCCGGCAACGCTCAACGTCTACATCCTGTGCGACCCGGCGTCATCACGGAAGAAGAATTCCGACAACACTGCAATCGCGGTGATCGGTTACGACGCCGCGCACAACAAGTACCTGCTCGACGGCTACCAGCACAAGATGAACCTGGCGGAGCGCTGGACCGCGATCAGTCAATTGCGCCGCCACTGGATGAACATGCCGGGGGTGCAGATGGTGCGCGTCGGCTACGAGCGTTACGGCATGCAGTCGGACCTCGAATACTTCGAGGAAAAAATGCTCGCCAGCAAGAACGCCTTCGAGATCGTCGAACTGGCGTGGCCACGCGAAGGGCCGGGATCGAAGCACGACCGCATCCAGCGGCTGGTGCCGGACTTTATTCAACGCAAGTTTTTTCTCGCCGCGGTGGTCGAGAATGAGACCAGCGCGCAGCGCAAGGTGCGCGAGGCCGGGCAGAGCTACCGCATCTTCACCCCGACACGGCGGCGTGACCAGGACAACAATATCTATCCGTTGAACAAGCAGTTCATCGAGACCTTTCTGCTCTATCCGTTCGTCGGCCACGAGGATTTGCTCGATGCGGTGAGCCGTATTTATGACATGGAGCCGGTGCCGCCGCTGATCATTGATGAGCGGGCGGTCGAGCCGGAAGTGTTTGCTGATGGCGTATGAGCGACGATTTGCTGACGTGGATTATTGACTACACAGAGGCGGTTTTTCCTCGCTCGATTGCCTACGTTAGCTATACCAGTTGCGACGGTTTCATCATCGACTGCCGCGTCGTTCGTTTCTCGCAAATACCGTGGTGTTAAGCGACTGAATTGCAGGGTGGGGAAGCGACAATCCGCGTGCCTCATAACCACGAGATCGCTGGTTCGAATCCAGCCCCTGCTTCCCGTCCATGGGTGATCGTGGATTAGGACCGTTGCGACCGTGAACTCCAGATGGAGCCAGCCGAGCGGCGCCAATTCTTCCGCGAGCGTGCGGGTAAAGCCGCAGCCCACCACTACAGCGAGTCCGCCATGCGCCGCATCAGCAACGAGAAACGGCAAGAGTTGTATGGCGTTGTCTATGTGCTGTCGCGCTGGCTGGACGAGCGCAGCGTCCACCTGAGCGTCACTATTTCCAACGAGGAGTTGGCCGCGCGCCGCCCGGCGGCGATCAGATTGCGGCTAGCGCGGCGCGAACTCGCCGACTATCTCGACTACCTGCGCACGCAAGCATGACTCCAGCCCGCCACGGGCTTCCTGGGGATCGCATGAAACTCACTCTCGACGGCAGCTTGACCCTGCTCATTGCCAACGACGCCAAGCTCGACCACATCATTTCCTTGTTAAACCGCATCATCACCCAAGAAAGGCAAATCATGGCTACATTGGAAGACCTCATCGCTGCAACCGCACGGCAAAAAACCGTACTCGATTCACTGGTGGTGTTCGTGCAAGGCTTGCAGGCGCAAATCGCCAATGCCGTCACCGACCTGACGGCGGAGCAGCAAGCACAGCTCGACCAGGTGTTTACTGACGTCAACGCCAATACGCAAGCCGTCGCCGATGCGATGGTGGTCAATACGCCCGCCGCGTAACGCGCAACCACGGCAACGCCTGGATCCGCATTCAGGCGTTCGCCACGGAGATTCCCCATGCCCCTGTCTGCCGAAGAAACCGTTACCACCTCGACCATCCTGTGGTCGGAAGTCTGCGCCCGCGCCGACCCGACCGAGGAAGACAAGACCGCCTATGTGTTCGCCAACGGGCGCAAGTTCAAGGAAGGGCAAGGCGTTTACGACAGCCCGCCCGAGTCATGAACCCGGTTCTTAAGCTGGTCACTGAATCGGCCGCTTACGACGCCTTGCCGGAAGCCATCAAAACCATTTACACGCCGCACGAATACAACTGGCTGCCGGACGCGGAGAAAGCCCGCCTCATCGAGCGCGAAACCGAACCGGAAACCGATTAGAACAGTAACCCTCTATGCCCTCCGCGTGCCGCGAGGCACGCCGGGTGCCTATCAATGACGTGCGTGTACGACTGCGGCAATGCCGATAGTGGCTGCGTAACCGAGATAGGCACCCGTTTGGGCACCCTTTCCATGTCCGCTGGCGCCTTGCCGCCGTTCGCCCATAGCGGCGGCACGGATCAGACCCCGCCAGCGGGCGCCCCTTTTGGAGTACGTCCATGCAGGTCTTAACCAGCGATACCCCGCAGGTCGACGCCAATGATTACGTCACCGCGAAGAATGCCGCCGACACGCTGCATAAGCACTATCCCGGCCATTTATGGGCGGTGGCTATCGACCGCGCGGCGCACATGCTTGACGTGCGTAACCTCGCCTTGTCCGGCGCCTGGGGGTTTCGCATCAGCCTGGACGCGGTGTACAGCGGCACGCAGTTCGAGCGCATGGTGATGCGCGCCGGCGGCGAATTGCTGGAGCGCTACCGGGTGGCGCGGCGGCGCGCCGATGTCGACGCCTTGGCCGCACTGCCGGTCGATTTCGCCGGCCACCATAGACCGGATCTTTGATGGTCGATACCGCCACCGATTGGCTGCAGCTCGCCCACGACGCGTATTCCGGTTCGACCTCGTACTTCGACGCCAATATCCGCAATCAAATCGAAAAGGACTTGCGCCAATTCCAGTCGCAGCACGGCCACGATTCGAAGTACCTGTCGGATGCCTACAAAGGCCGCTCGCGCCTGTTCCGCCCGAAGACGCGGGCGATGATACGGAAGAACGAAGCCATCGCCGCGGAAGCGTTCTTTTCCACCTCCGACGTGGTGTCGATCAGCGCCGAGAACGACAACGACCCGCGTAGCCAGGCGAGCGCCGAAATCATGCAGGCGCTGTTGCAATACCGGCTGACCAAAAGCATTCCCTGGTTCCTGATATTGAATGGCGCCTATCAGGACGCGCAAACCGTCGGCGTGGTGGCCTCCTACCAGTATTGGGAGTACGACCTGAAACGCCGCCGCGACCGGCCGTGCGTCGATCTGTTGCCGATAGAGAATCTGCGCTTCGATCCGGGCGCCAATTGGACCAATGTCATCGAGTCGAGTCCGTATCTGATTCGCCTGGTGCCGATGTACGTCAAGGACGTGAAGGCGAGGATGCGCGCCGCCGACCCGAAGACCGGGCAGCCGAAATGGGCCTATCTGGATGAAGCGATGATACGCAGCGCGGCGCGCCAGTACGCCGACTCGATCCGCCTGACGCGCGAGGGCAACCGCACCGACTCCAAGGATCAGGAATCGCCGATTACCGACTTCTCCATCGTCTGGGCACACGAAGTGTTCATGGAAATGGACGGCCAGGACTACGTTTACGATACGCTGGGCACGGAAGCCATGCTGTCGGAGCCGCGGCCGATAGCCGAGCGCTACTGGACCGGCAAGCGCCCTATCGTCATCGGCTATTCGGTAATCGAGACCCATAAGCTGTATCCATCGAGTTTGCCGAAGCTGACCCGCGACGTGCAGAACGAAATCAACGAAGTCGCCAATCAGCGCATCGACAACGTCAAGTTCGCCTTGAACAAGCGCTACTTCGGCAAACGCGGCCGGCAGATTGATTTGCGCAGCCTGACGCGCAATATCCCCGGCTCGGTGACGCTGATGCAAGACATCGACGATGTAAAGGTGGTCGAGACCCAGGACGTCACCGCCAGCGCGTATCAGGAACAGGACCGGCTCAATCTCGACTTCGACGACTTGGCTGGCTCGTTCTCGCAATCGAGCGTGCAGTCGAACCGCAATCTGAATGAGACCGTGGGCGGGATGAACATCCTGAACACCAACGCCAGCCAAGTCGGCGGTTATCAGTTGCGCACCTTCGTCGAAACTTGGGTCGAGCCGGTGCTCAGGCAAATCGTGCAGCTGGAACAAGCCTACGAGACCGATGAGATCATCATCGCGGTGGCGGCGCAGAAGGCGCAGCTGTTCGACAAGTTCGGCATCGACCAAGTGACCGACGACTTGTTGCTCAGTGAACTGACCATCAACGTCAACGTCGGCATCGGCGCAACCAATCCGACGCAGCAGGTGACCAACTTCATGCTGGCGATGAATTCGCTCAAACAACTGGTCGCCGAGAACACCTTGCAGGATTACGGTTTGCAGGTGCAGGAAGTGGTCAAGGAACTGTTCGGCAAGCTGGGTTATAGGGACGGCGGGCGCTTCTTCAATTGGGACCAGCAGGATCCGCAAGTGATCGCGCTGACCGCGCAAGTCAAGCAGTTGACCCAGCAGCTGCGGGAGAAGACCGCGCCCGAACTGGTTGCCGCGCAAGTGGCGAAGATCGACGCCGAGATCAAGAAAATCACCTCCGATGCGGTCAAGTCCGGGGTCGAATCGGCGTACGCGGCGATGCAGGCCGGCGAAGTGATCGCCGCCATTCCGGCGGTGGCGCCGGTGGCCGACAAGATCATGGAAACGGCCGGTTATCAGCCCGCGACGCCGCCCGGCATAGACCCGAATTTTCCGCAGCCGGCGGCGCCGGACCCAGGACTGGCGATCAATCCGGTCGCCAATAAGCGTACCGGCGTTCAATTCCAGCCGGGCGGTAACAGCAACCCGATGCTGCCGGCGCCGCCGGTGATGATGCAGACCTTGTCCTGCAACTGCCCCATGTCCGAACCTCCATCGACCGCGAC